AACCTAAGCCCTAATTTCACCCTAGAAGAACTAACTCACTCTGAAGTAGCAGAGCGTAAGAACCTAGACAATACCCCTAACGCTACAGAGGTTGCTAATCTAACTCGATTGGCAGCCTTGCTTGAGCAAGTTAGAATCCTCCTAAACAAGCCAATAATGATTAATTCTGGCTTTAGGTCTAAACCAGTCAATGACTCTGTCGGTAGCAAGGACACTAGCCAGCATAGGCTAGGTTGTGCTGCTGATATCAGAGTCCCCGGAATGACCCCTAAACAGGTCGTAGAGGCGTGTATTGCTGCGGATATACCATTTGATCAGATCATCGAAGAATTTGGCTCTTGGACGCATATAAGCGTTCCTAACGCTACTTCTGACAAGCCCCGTAGACAAGCCTTGATTATTGATAAGGCTGGTACTAGAAATTTTGTGTAATATACTACACATTTTGTAGGTACTTATTAACATCTACCGACAATTTGTAACAAAAAAGAACCCCGCCGAAGCGGGGCTAAAGGGGCAAATATGTATTTCTGGGTATTAGGCGAACAAGCCGCTTCAATCGTCGTGAGGTCTACTGAACATGATTCTGATAATTCCCAAATCGATAGCGAGATGGGATTCTTCATCAAAGTCAGGAACATACTCAAATCCTACGCTGAACCCAGTAATGAAGTATAAGTTTATCATCATTTGACTGGACAAGCCCCGCTGGCACACTCGTCGCCACCATCAAACAACGCTTCATCAACATGAGTAATAAGTTGTGTCGAAGCTACCAAAGCATCATACGCTTCTTTAGTAATCTCCTCCAAAGGCGCTTGGTGAAAGCCGTGTTCATTGTGTAGCAAGAATGACAAGGACTTGTGATTGTTCTTGTAGTTCTTCGCTAAATACTTCTGAATCTCAGGCAATTCTTCTTTACGATAGTACACGGTGCAGGATACGCTATTGTCTGACCAGTTAGCCTGTAGCCACTTCACTACTTCCAATTGATCGATAGCGGTCATCTCAGCAGCAATCTTAGTACCTTCAGGATAGCAGAATGGGAATGATACAACCATTGTGCTGTGATCCTCAGAACCATCGAAGTGACGCTGATATTCTACTGGATAGCCATGCTCACGACATACTTGCACCAACGCATGGTCTGCAGCGATACGAATACGACGAATCATGTATTGTGAGTATGCTGGATGGCATCCTGAAGTAACTCCCGGAAGTAACGACAAAGTACCGCTAGGCTTAACTGTTGTCAACTTGACAGACTCAGGGAAGCCATGCTCATGACTGTATTTGAAGTCAAACTCACGAAGACGGCGATAGGTATCATTTAACCAGCTACGCTGCTCTTCAGTCGCTTGCAATACTCCAGTAACGCCAATACCCATCCGCATATTCTTGTGAACAATGTCTTCTGTCTCTTTAAGATGGCAAGGCAGTGCAAGGCTATGCTTGTTGATGCGGTACAGCAATTGGCAAACATCTAATAACTGTTCTTTGCTCTCGATGTTAGGCAGATATACTTCTGCTAAACAGCAAGTCTCGTAAGCAGCTAATGACTGTTCTGCACAAGGATTGTATCCCATGACATCTGGATCAGGATAATCAGTCTCGCCTAAACGACCAATCTTACGAGAGAGTTTCAGATTGATAAGTCCATAAGGCTCTCCTTTACCCTCATAGCCATCCCAGAAGTACTCATGCAGGTCTTTAATGTCGTTACAGACAACGCTGTTATTCGACATTGCTCTCCATGATGGAATATTTCCCATATCCCAACGCTTGGCAAGTAAGTACTCAACATCGTCAGGATCACCGATGGCAATCTGAGCAGAACGGCGTACATTACCAGCAACGACAATAGCGCCGATAATATTCATGATGTCAAGGCAGTCAATCGGACGCAACTTCTTACCTTTACGCTTCTCAAGGATGTTACTAATCTTAACGATACCATCACATAAGTCTTCAGGACCAGAAGCAGTACCACCAAAGCCTTTAATCGCCGCACCACGACCACGCACTAGAATGGTGCTGTAGGTAAAGGTAGGATTGGTATCTGCTAGAAACGCCGCTTTGAGCGTCTTGCCGAGAAGTTTGACCCAGCCCTCACGGGAGTCAGGCACAATAAAATCAGCATCAGCGGTAGTAACACGAGTAGGAGCGCTAAAATTAGGATTGACCGGAGGAAGTTTATCAACGTGTTGCCTCTGAATGTTATAGCCAACACCTGAGCCAAGCATCAGCAGGTCCATCGCCCATGTGAAAGGACGGACGGGTTGATCAATGACAGTGAATGCACAATTCTGTAGACTAGCTAATCCTAGACGACCAACTGTCTCTGTCCCCATTTGCCATAAGAATCGTCCAGCAACAGTGCCTTTCAATTCCATTAAATACTTCCGTAGACGCTCTTGCTCATCTGCGTCAAAGTTACAGCCTAACTGATCGTTAGAGGCTTTAATAACCCTTTCAACTGTATCTGTAAATTCTTCTGTCTGAGACTTCGGATCTCCTTCGTTTAATCTCCTTGCATATGTTCGTTTATATGTAATGTATCCTACAGTGCTAAAAGGTGTGTTATATGTCATTCGACTTCTCTTTCTAGTTTATCAAAATTGTCTTCAATTAAATCTACAAATCTCTCAACGAGATCCTCAGATGATATATCAAGAAGCTCTAACAAGTCAACTTCATTTATTTGCTTTAGTCTGTCTTTTAGATCGTGTATTGTTAGTGCCATCTTTCTTTACCTTCTTTGGTTGTTGAAAATACTGTATTGCTTTGTTTAAACCTTCCTCCCATGTATCAAACCAAACGGTCTTCATACTATCATACCAGTAGGTGTTTTCACCTTTAGGATACCATCTCCAGCAAGCTAGTTTGTCTTTACCAATTAAGTTTACTACAGGAACTCCTACCGAACCAGCACAGTGCGCTATTCCAGAATCGACAGAGATTACGCCATCCAGAGTTTGTAATTGATCTGCGGTATTGCTCCAATACGGAGAAGTTAAGAATCCTTCTTTCTCCTGTAACGATACCCAATCAAATTCAGGATGCTCTCGAATAAATCTTGACATAATCTCTAAAGGTATTTTCTTTCCATTCATATTCCAACTATTGTTTGTAGTCTGATAACAATAACCTAATAATGGTTTATCTCTCACAGGCTTGACAATCTCTGGATTACGAAATATACCCTCACTACCGTATATTTTCTCAACAGGAACTGCAGGAATAACCCTGTGTTCCATTAAGAAATACGGCAGCGACATTACTTTAATACGCACTGCATTAGGGAAAGACTCCCCCGGACGGTAAAAACCGTTGTGATTTGGAAGTCTTTTAAGTAAGCGAAGTACATTGTCAGGAAATAACAACTTTACCTGTTTAATACCTGCTTTAGGGAGTAGCGGAATAAAGCGACTAAACTGTATAATGTCGCCCCATCCTGCTTCGCTCCACACGATAGCATTCTTGCCTTTACACTCCATGCCGGGAATCCAAACAGGAGATTTATCGAACTCAGTTTTGACCCCTTGTGGGAATCTCAAATTCGGTAAAGAACGAAGTTCGTGCAGATAGAAACCATATTCCCAATCGCCTTGCTTAATCAACTCCATCCCCTGTTGATAAGCTGGATTGGCGGCTTCTTGGTCTCGAATTCCGTAGAAGTTAATCCTACGATTCTTGTTTAAGTGTATCATGAATAGTAGTTTTTGTCAATAGTTTCGTAGTTCGCAATAAGAAATTCTATGTAATGCTTTGCCTTTTCAAGGTCTTGCACACCATTCTTATATGGAAACCGGAGTGAGTACTTAATTACATTAGCTGTCCAAGGATCTAACTTGTAAGCCATGAAAATATCCCAAGGCTGGATCTCAGCGACTTGGTAATGGTCACCCCCGACCTGCTTATGATCGGGGCTTACGGACTCGTTTATGCGTTCTATGTAGTCTTTTAATTGCATTGTTTCACCTCTACAGACGACCTGATTGATTTTGTAGACTGCGACCAAGTTCCACAAGAAGAGCACTGATAGCGTTGATAGGTTCCGGTACTAGAGATCGAAGTGCCTCGTTTCTGCAAGCGAGTCGAACCACAATTAGGGCAAACATGATCGTCAGCAAAGAGATTGTGATTAGGGTGATTCCGAATCCAAGGACGCAAAGAGTTATACAACGACTCAAGTAAAACGACATCTTGTATATTATATTGCTCCATACGCTTCCACGCATCTTTATCTCCATTCATACATTTAACCCACAACTCATGACCCTCGTGTTCGTGTTTCTTACCAAGGTTGAGTCGCTGTGCTACATAGTCCAGCTTGTTACTAGGAAACCTAAAGTTGCTACGAACAACACGCAATAGGTCAATTTGTTTATAAGGCGATGGTGGATTAAAACTATGTAGTAAGAATTCCTTGTTAAGTGTAGGAATATCAAACTTAGTACCATTGTAATGAACCACAGCGTCTGCATCGTTGAGAAGCCCATGAATGCCTTTTAACATTGTTTTAGGTTTAGATTGATGAACAGAATCAAATACAACTTCTTTATCTCCTAACCACTTTGCTGCATAGCACAATACATAAGAAGATTCCATTAGCTGATTGATGCTGACGTTTTGCTGCCACAGACCCCAAACATGAGCTGTGTTAGGACTAGACTCAATATCAAGCAATAGGATTTTCATAGGAGATTCCATTTAGTCTCTTTCCAGTAATAGATCAAACCTTGTTCATCCATGCCTAGCACAGTAAAGTTAGTATGATCACCAACTACTTTCCATTCTTTAATCTGGATCATGACCATTCCTCATCTTGCTTATTAAAGTCAAACTCAGGTTGCACAAAGTCTTGATTTAAGAACTCCGCCCAAGCTGCTTTAGGAATCATATGCTCGTCGGCACGATCATAAAAGGTTGTATTGTCGCCAATGAACTTCACACGATCAACAACATTGTATCCGTATTGTGCAGAGATGACATCCGCACACATCAACATAATCTCCATCCACTGAGGAGATTCGTCAAAGTTACGACTACGGGTGATGCAATCCTCATTGTCCATAATCTCAATCTTAACGTGTAGCATTTTTAGTTCCTTTCTTAGTTTTAAACTGCTCTTCAAACTTATCAATGGTATTACGCAACAACTGATTAAAACCAAACTCAATCATAAAGCAACGCTCTTCTTCTGACATATCAATCTGAAGATCAGCGCCTCCGTCTTTACGCTCTTTCATCTCTACTAATTTCATCATTTCCTCGCTATTAAATCAAAGAATACTTCTGCATCTAAAACAACTAAAGGCTTCTTACCGTTCTGCTTGACAACAGCAATCGGTTCATGATTGCCGTGTGTCTTTGCTTGTTCGTAGTAATTATACACGGCTACCTTTGCTAGGCTCTTACATTCAAACTGATACGGTATTGCGTCTCTTGCCGCTGGACTTAGCTTGACATCTTCCCCTCCGGCTCCCATTGACGTGCTTACGAGGTCTCCTTGTCGTAGTTGTGGAAACCTTTTTTGCAACTGTGCTACTACCCACTTTTGCAGGTTTCTTCCCTTTGCTTTTGCTGATTGCGGTTTCATTCTTTGTTTCCTCTAACTGTTGCGTCAAAATCCAAGACTTAGGAATACTGATACGATTGTTGCATTCGTGATCTGATACAGTTCCTGCAACACAGATAGCATCGTCTGTTTCACCGACAAGGAATCCAACAGTTACGCATTGTGCAATATCAACTTTTGGTTCGTCCCAGCCAGCATCAGCTTGAGCATCAATCCAAGTGATTTTAATCACCGGACAGTCCTGCAATTTCATTTTACTGGCGGATGCCATACTTGTTTCTCCTCTCTTAAAATCCATAATAAACGAGCATTCTCCAGCACTCGGACTTCATCGCCATCGTATGCTTTCAATACAGTTTCGTACATCTCTAATTCAGTCTTGCAGTCTGCTAATAACTTCTTAGACTTGACAGGACCAATGCCTTGTAATCCAATAATATTATCTACTTTATCTCCAGTAAGAATTTGAAGGTAGAAGTTACGGATGCCTTCTTCTTCAGTAACGTAATACTTCTCGTTCTTGACGAAGTTGTAATGATGCCCACGAATCATGTTAAGGTCTTTGTCAATACTGACAATGATTGTCTCATCTGGTTCGTTTCGGTATGATTCAATACCAAGAGCATCATCTGCTTCCATGCCATCTACTACTTCAAATCCCCATGCTCTTTCCATATACTCACGAAGAAGCTGGAAATGATAGGGCTTCTCAGCTATGCGTGTTCCTTTGTACGGAGCAGTAACGGCAATCTCATTTCTGAAATTACCTTTACCTGTAAGATAACCCCAAACTTCATCGACGCTGAGTTCTATATAGAGATTATCCAAGAATTCAGATAGACGGGCTAAGGCGAATTCTGCGGGGTCTCCTTCCGATGCAAAACCAAATCGGTAAACTAAAATATCAGCGTCGACAAGGGCTTTCATAGAGGAATATCATCCTCTTCTACTTCTGCTGCTGAACCATTGTAAACTCGTAAATCAGTAATCACTAAGCGTTGTAACGATGGTGAAATACCGGTACGAGACTGAAACTTCCACTCATAAGGCTTGACTAAAGCTGTAGCCTTAGATCCATTGGCGATAAGATCTGTAATCTGATTGCCTTTAGGGTCAAAAGCTTTGATCTCATTAGTGCTTTTAACTGTGATGTACCAGCCTTTCTCAGGCTTGTCGTCACGATTAAGAGGCTTAATACCAACTGCTTCAAGAGCTGCAACTGCTTTCTCAGAAAGATTGGTTAAATCAACCTGATAACGATCAGACATCTCTGACTTCTTATTTAAGAAAGCCCACTGAATTTCTGCCTCAAGCTTAATGGGTTTTTCGAGATTACTCATTTTAACTCCTAGAAAAGTACTGCGTTAATAAATACAACTTAGTGATGCCTTCCTGAGAAGGACTTCATTTCCTCGATCCCTTCCATTGTTTCTTCGACAATTCCATCTGCTGCTGCAATTAGACAGTCAACAGTAGTCTCCAAATCAACCGAGGTTCCGATAGAAAAGGTGCGATCAGCGTACAGGGTAATGATGATTTCGCCTTCTACTTCTTTATCTTTTAGTGCGTCTCTTTCCATGTATCACCTATCTTATATTCGCCTGTTAAAGGACAATTCATTTTCAATTCAATACCAGCATCAGCAATTGCTTTCATACCAGCTTTACCTACTTCTTCTGCATAGTTCACAGGTACTTCAATTTGCCACTCATCGTGAACATTAGCCACTAATTTAAACGGTATTTTTCGTTTTGTCAAGTCTTTATTTAATAATACCAATGCTTGCTTCATGGCTATCGCACCAGCGCCCTGCAGTAGCGTGTTGAGCGCCGAATGCTCCGAGCGAACGAGTAACTTGCGTCCGTCAAGACCGAGTAAGACTCCCCTTTCAATAAACGCTTTAGATACACGCTCTCTGAGCCTTTCAAGTTTCGGCGTGTTGCGTAGAAAATTATTAATGAGCTTCTGTCCTTCTTTCGATGAGCCTCCAACAATCTTCCCGATCTTGGCAGCTCCTGCGCCATAGAGGAATGCGTAGATAAAAGTCTTAGCTTGATTCCTCGTTTCAAGCCCTGCCGCTTTTTGATTGGCTGTGTGTATGTCGCCGGATATAACTTCATTCGTATATTCATTATCATTCATGTAGTGAGCCAGCATCCGCAATTCTAAACCGCTTGCATCGATACCGACTAACTTACATCCTTTCTCAACTGTCCAAAGATTACGACATTCAGGTCCATAGATAGCACCGCTATTAGGTACTTGAGCCATGTTAGGGCTGTGATGCGTCATACGACCTGTTACAGCCCCATTGGTGATTACTTTGCCATGCACACGACCATCAGGCTTTGTATGCTCCATCCAGCTTTCAATCTGTGCAATACGCTTTTGTAACATCAAATACTCTGCTATGGCTTTCGCTTCTGGGATGTCGATGCCTTCGAGCGTGGTTTCGTCGACGATGACGCTACCTTTTTCGGTGTACTTTTCTGGCTTCCAGCCCTTCTCGATGAGCCTCTCTGCGATTTGCTGGCGACTTCCGGGGTTGAACGGCTCGATGATGTCTTTGAGGGGCTTTCCTGTGGTTTTGTGGGTGCGACCAGCAGTGATTCTGGGAGGAAAAATCCTTTGCATTTCAGTCGTAATAGCATCCAACTTAGCTTTAAGTTCAGCCAGTAACTGCATAGCAGATGGTTCATTGAACTTGAAACCGTTTCGTTCTTGCACTGCAATGATTGTTTGCACTTCATGTTCTAACTCCTGTGATTTAGTTGAAAATTCTTGTCGCTTTAACTCAGCTTCAAGGTAGTTGTAAATCCTATGCAACACTTCTACATCCTGAATACAATACTGCACCATCTCTTCAAGGGTTTTTGTTTGTAAATCAAAATCGGTAAACTCACTCTTCTGTATGCCCAATAGATTTCCTAGATTTCCTAGACTGTGTCCACCATCGAGACTTGGATTTACTAAGCGACTTAGCACTAATGTATCTTTGACTCTCCTCAATGTAATCTGACATTTCCATAACTTGTTTAGTAAGTAGAAATCGAATGCTATCCCATTGTGAGCCACTATCAAACTCGCTGCCTTTATGTACTCCGATAAGTCTTTTGCTTCTTTCCATACTTTTACCTCGTTGGTGTCTAAATCTTTAGTAACAACGCACCAGATCTTACTATGATCTAGTGTGGTTTCGATGTCAAGTAATAATCTCATATAATTATCTTACTCTATTAGATAGTGTTTTGTCAACAAATATTAAATTAGAACCACATCGAATAATTGGATCATAGCCAACACCGGTCATTAACGATCTAATATCTTCTTCGCTATAGGGTTGCAACTCCACACAGATTACTTTAAATGGGTGTAAACAATAATTAATGCTCTGCAATACTTCGTAATCCATGCCTTCAATATCAATTGTCAGAAAGTCCGGTGTGAGTTTGTGTTTAAGGATTTGGTCAATTGTGAAGATTGGTAGTTCTTTGACATCGGTAATGGAGAACTGCGGATAATCCATCACAAATCCCTCAGCCACCTCTTTAAGGAAGCTATTTCGTCCAGATTCGCTATCAATCATGTAAAATTCACGGAATTCTGATTGAATACCCACACCAACATTAAGGTTAATATCCTGTGGTCGGTGCTCTAAGAATGCTTTATATAAATTAGGATTTGGCTCAACATTAATACCCCTACTGCCGTTGTCATAGAACAGCTTAGTATTACTAATCCGTTCCGGATGGTGCGCTCCCACATCCAAGTATGAAGGAGTAGCAATACCGAGACTGTGAAAGATAGCCCGAATAATAATATCATCTCCATGTTGAGCATAAGTCGTATCTCCAAATAGTTGATCAGGATGTGCCATTAGTGTCTACTCTGCGTTGCTGTTATCAGTTGATGCCTCAGTGCTTGCATTTCCGCCAGCGCCATTGTCAGTTCCATGTTCAGTTTGATATTCTGATCCTGTAGATCGCTTATCTGCTTTAGAAGGTCTTTTTCGCAATGCACTCGGTCTTCCGTAGTCCAAGTTGTCATCTGATTTCTCCATTTCCATAGGTTGTTCCAATTGAACAGATTCAAGGGTGGGCATTTCCACACCATTTTCCAACTCCTCAATATACTCTTCTAATAAACGAATGTATTGCTTTTGTTTCTCAAGTTCGTCAATACATCCCCGTGCTAATTTAAATACTCTTTTGCTTACGTCATCCACGAAATCATTCCTGATATGTAAAACACAACTGCAACTACCTCAACAATCAATAACGGATTGTCCCGTTGCTTCCAGCCTGCCCAAGCCCACATCGCACTACCTACACCACTAAGAACAATGTTTAGTGGGTAGATATTAAAACTGGTTAGTGCAATACCGACTAGGCAGAAACAGGTAGCAAGCCATTTAAAGAGTAGCATTATGCTTGTCGCCATTTATCAATAACAATATCAAGAACTTCTCCATCCAAGTATTCAAATTGAGACATTCGATTATCGCAGTTTACTACAATTGGTGCAGTCGCTGTGGTTGGCACATCCCAAGCTGAATTGCGTAACCAGAGATAGCGTTCAGCGTTATTAAACATCTCTTTATTGTCCTGAATCCTACTAAAGACATCCTTGTTCAGTTCACGCAATCGATCAATCTCATTACAAAGATCTGTGATGATTCTTTTAGTTACATGGTAATCATCGTGTTGAGCATACTTTAATGCTTTTTCAAGTAAATCGTCTTTCATATTGTCTCCTGTATTTCTAACATACGACCGGTTGAAGAATTATATAGCAAATCGCCAGCACCGCCAGTGTAACCGCTAAAGCGATTCTTTAAAACCCTAACATGAGTAGTGTTTCTCTCAATTGGATCATTAGCCTGTCCGTTACGCTCAAGTCCAATCACGATGTCCGATAGCTGGGCAATCGAGCCAGAACCACGCAACTGAGCCAGCGAAGTCACAGCCCCTTCCTCGTGACCTTTGCTCTCAGGACGCTTTAGGTGCGACACACAAAGCAAGCTGATTCCTGTTTCCTGAACCAGCATCCGCAAGCGAGTCATAATAGCATCAAGTGCCTTCCGTTCATCGCCAACGTCGCCACCACTAACAATGATACTAATGTGATCCAGCACCACATAGCCACATCCGAGTCCTTTTGCCATATAACGAACACGATTGACAATATTATCAAGGTTACTACTACCAAAGTGATCAAAAAGATAAAGGCGATCAGTTCCCAAAGTTCTAGCAAAACCATCTTTTAATTCCTCCTCAGTAACATCCACATCAGGTAAGTGGATTGGTTTGTTCAATGCCAATGACATCAGCGATCTAGCAGTCTTACGAACGCCTTCCTCCAAGAACATCATGCCGATATTGTCCTCGGTCTTAGATAGAATATGCCACACAATTTCACGCAAGAACTGTGATTTACCTAAACCTGATCCAGCAGTAATCATAACTAACTCGCCCTTACGAATGCCATAGGTTAGTTTGTTTATACCAGAATAGGGATAATCTACTTCTGCCTTGTCAATAGGCTGAGATACTACATCCCAGAGACTTGAGCCTTGGATGATGCCATCAGGCACATAAGGGTCAGCTTTCCACCAATCTTCAATAAACGCAGGATCGGCTTTTCGTTGTAGATAATCAGATGCGTCTTTCAATCCTGTCCGCATTTTCATAATCTTCACCTTACCGCCAAACAACTCAGCTACCGCTTGAGCCGCCTTCTGCCCGACTTCATCGACATCAAAGGCGAGGATAATGTTCTCGAAGGAATCGATGTATTCAAACTGGGCTTTGCAGTCCTTTAAAGCAGCCTGTGCGCCGTTTCTGACTGATACGACAGGATACTTAGCCCCCATCATCTGAAACGCTGACAGAGCGTCTAATTCGCCCTCGCAGATGGTAATGTAGCGACCACCTTTAGAGAATAAATGTTGCCCGAACAATGTCGCACCATTGAAGTCACCTGCGATTAAGAAATTTTTATTCGCCACCAATCTAGTCTTGACGGCAACGAGATTGCTGTTAGCGTCGTAATAAGGATAGTGGTGCTTATTGTTTTCTTGCTTGACTCCATACTTCACACATACCGCAGAAGTGATACCCCGTTCAGGAATAGCACTTGTTGCGGATTTTTGGTAAAACTCTAGATCTTTATTCATAGGTTTAGTATCGTAAGTGACAACGCCATCGCCTGTGACATAGGCGTTACACACAAAACAATGTGTATGCCCATCGTCATATAAAGCATTACCATCGCTTGATCCACACTTCTCACAAGCAACATGCTTAATAAATTTACTTTGTTTTTGCATTAGCATTTACTTTGGTTTCCTTAATGGTCTTTGCTAGTTCAATCTGTTTTTCAAGTGCGTTGACCTTGTCTTTTAATGCCTGAATCTCTTGACCAAGTTCATTCACCGTTTCAATAACCTTTGGTAGTTGTAATAATGTCATTTCTGCTTACCTTTCTTTGGTATGTTTAATGTTTCTGCGTGGAACTCCATAACTACATGGGATAGTTCTGCTAACTGCTCTGAGTATTGCTTTACTGTATCGTGTACAAACCACATAGAGCCGCTAGTTAAATCATTCGGATCAGCCGATGCCACTGTTTCTAACATTGATACAAAGCAATTCATACGGCTTTGAATCAGGTCAATCTTGTTGCTAATATCGTAATAATAATTCTCCATCATTTCTCTCCTATTTAACATCAATCAC